TACACCCAACCATTTTCCATATCATTAACAGGTTGACCGTTAATTAGGAAAGAAGTATTACGCTGATCAAATCCACGAAGAGAAATTCGGCTATCACCATATCCTCCCCCTTGCTTTGTAGCATAAACTCCAGGTGTTTTGTTCATGATTTCAGGGAACTCTTGGTTACCCACTTTTAACAGCACTTCTTGTGCTGAAATTGTACTTACGGCAATTGGTGTTTCTCTTTCTTTAGCAACATCAATTACTCGGGAAGTAACTACAACTTCTTCTAGATTCTCTAATAATAGAGTATCAGAATCAGTACCCGTTTCTTGAGCAAAGCCCAAGCCTGCCACTAGTAAAAGCAGCAAACTTACTAAATTTCTCATGTACACATGAATTTTAAAATTAAACAAAAAAATAACTATTACTATTAATCATTAGTAAATATTTAGCCATCACAGCTAACACAATCAGCTTGTCGGGAGCCTAAGTCTCCTTTTATAACTGAATCTGTTCTTAAATAATATAATGTCTTAATTCCTAATTTCCAAGCTTCCATATGAACTTGATTTATCCATTTTGGAGAATCACTAGGATCAAAAGATAGGTTTAAAGATTGAGTTTGGTCTAAATATCTTTGACGAATAGCAGCTTGACGAACTAGTTCAAGTTGATTAATTTCTGGGAAGGTTAAGAATAATTCTTTTTCTTCAGGAGATAAAACATTATCAGGTAAGTTTTGGGTTGAACCTCCATCGGCTAGCATTTGATCCCACCATCTGTCTTTGTTTTCTCCTTTTTCTTCAAGTAATACCTCTAATACTTTATTTTTACGAATAAACGTTCCTTTAGCACCGTTAAATGTGTAAATATTAGCGGGTAACGGTTCAATACCAGCAGAAATACCACCAGTAATAACGCTGTTCGATACAGTAGGAGCAATCGCAATTAAATGCGTATTTCTCATTCCGGTACCTTTACACCATACTGGTTCTCCATATTCTTGAGCTAAATCTCTTGAAGCTTTTTCAGCATCATTTTTAATTTTAGAAAAAATATTATGAGTATAAGCTGTAGAGGCAATAGAGTTAAATGGCATCCCTTTTTGTTGTAGGAAAGTATGCCAACCCATTACACCTAATCCTAATGCTCTACCCTTTTTAGCATGGGCATGAGTTCTTTTTAAAGAATCTCTACCATTTGATTTATCTATAAATTCCTGCATTACACCATCTAAGAACCAAGTGGCTAATTCTACGGCATCTGTGTCTTTCCATTCATCATACTTGGCTAGATTTAAAGATGATAAACAACAAATAAAACTGTGTTCTTCATCTGTAAATAATGTAATCTCTGTACAAATATTTGTCATTGTAACGTCGAGATTATTCATCATGTAAGCAATTGGGTTGTTTTTATTTACATTATCTTTAAACATAATGTAAGGTTCACCCGTTTCCATTCTAGATTTTAATACTTCAGCCCATAAGCCCATAGCATCCTGATCCCTGGATTCTAGTTTACGCATAAAATTATCTCCTACAACAACACATTGATGTAAGTTTAAACATTGTCTATTTGGATCACCTTTTGGTCTACGAATTTGTAGAAATTCTTCAATATCAGGATGTTCAATATCTAAGTTAACTGAAGCAGCACCACGTCTTACTGAACCTTGATTTGTTGCTATAATAGCTGAATCATAAATTTTACACCATGGAACTACACCTTCAGATTTACCATTACCTGTAATTTCTGTTCCACGAGGACGGATTCGAGATACAGAAATACCAACTCCTCCTCCTTGAGAAGTTAATTTCATTAGTTCAGCATTTGTTAAACCAATTCCTCTAATAGAATCAGGAGTATCAACTCCAAAACATGAGATTGGTAATCCTCTATCAGTTCCCATATTAGATAAAACGGGAGAAGCTAAACCTAACCATCCATTCCAAATTAATTTATAGAATTTGTTTTCAAGTTCTGGTTTTTTAAGTCTTATAGCGGCCGCAGCTGCTACTCTTCTATATGCTTTTTTGGGTGTTTCGTTAGGTAATAAATATCCTTTTGATATTGTTGCTAGGGATATTTCATCCATCCAAGTAGGGTAATCTTTTCCAGATTCCCACGTTTCAGTGTTTGCTATTAAATTTCCGTCCATTAAAATAAATCATTTGCGTCCCAATTTTGGGCACCTTTACTATAGTTTGTTACTCGATTTGCAAAGAAATCTGTATGTTGTTTTCCTCCTGATAACGAATCAAACCATTTCATTCTTTTAATTGCATCAGGATCAATATCATTTACTATAGAACCATAACCTAAATCACTCATTTTAGTATTAACTCTATGTTTAATAAATGATACTAAATCATATTTTGGACATCCTTCTAGATCTCCCATTTCATAAACTTTATCAATAAAATCTAATTCAAGTTTTAATGATAAACGAGCTGCTTCTTCAATTTCAGCTTTTAATTCTGGGGTGTTTAATTCTGGGTTTTCTTCTAATAATGTTCTAAATAACCAACATCCAGCATTTGAATGTAATGATTCATCTCTGATACTCCACTCTACTATTTGACCTACTCCTTTAAGTAAGTTTCTTAATTTAAAAGAAAGTAAAACAGCAAATGAAGAAAATAAATTTACTCCTTCTGTAAATGCAGAAAAAATAGCTAGTGATTTAGCTCTTTCATGCCAGTCAGGAGTACCATCATGGTTATCTCTTACATTCATTAAATTTTCAATTTTAGCCATTGTAGTTTCATCTTCTAGAAACTCGCTAAAATCATCTAATCCTAATTCTTCATTTAATAAAGAATAGGCTTCAGCGTGGATTGTTTCAAACGCTCCAAATGTAACTCCCATTTTAATTACCTCTGGTTTTCTAAACCATGAAGTAACTAAATTAGTCCAGTAATCGTTTACTACAGTTTCTGTTTGTGCAAATCCTTTTAGGATTGAACCAATTATGTTTTTTTCTGTTTTGTTAAGATTTTGTTTCCAATCATTAACATCAGACATCATGGGCACTTCAGTATGTAACCAATGTGCTTGTTGTTGTTTCATCCAGTAGTCATGTGCCTCTGGGTATTCAAAAGGTTTATATACAACTCTTTCTTGGGTAATGTCTCTCATAAATTATTTTTTTAAAAACGGGGTGATAACTATAATATATATCATGAAGGGATTGATGAGTTTTGAAAGAAATTGTTAGCAAGAGGAGCTAATTGTTTTCTATCTTGTTCTGTTTTTTCATTTGCAAATGCTGGTTGAGAAGTAGTTGAAGGATCAGGTAATTCTCTTGGGTTTTCATCCATTTCTATATGACCTGTTGCAACATCTACATCTGCGTGATATGTCATCCCATCCATTCCATATCTATTTTTCATTAAGAAAAATCTTCCTGTACCATTAACTTTATCTTGAGGTAATCTTGATAAAGACATACAAAAATCTGTAATCATAATTTTATTATATGAACCAGCTGCCTTATCTCCTTCAATTACATCATCTTTTGCACCCGCTCTATTAACCTGAGATACAGACCATACAGGAATATTTAAAGTGCGTGCTAATGCTTTAGTAGAAACATAAGTATTATCTAAACGTTCTTTTTCGTCTTTAGAATTACTACTACTTTTTAATAAATCAACATAATCAATTAAAATCATATCAGGTGGATAACCTAAATCCGTCATTTTTTGAACATGACCTTCAATTGTAGTAATTGATGCTTGCCCGGGGGCATATTCTTTGATAGTTAAACTACCCTTTAGATTTTCTAGATAAGATTTAACTTTATCTTGATGAACATGAATAGTATTTACAGGTTGGTTAATAAAATGTGCATCATATCGTTTACCTACATACCCTTCAGATAATTCTAATGTATAGTGAGCAACATTTAACCCTAATTTTACAGCATGAGCACCTAAAGCTACCATAGTCCACGATTTACCTCCACCAGGTGAACCAAATATTAAACCAAAATCACCTCCACCTAAACCACCCATTAATCTTTCATTAATAATTGGCCAAGGAGTAGGTATTACTTGACGGTCCTCTTCCTTATAACGGGATGCTACATCTTTTAAATACTCATGTCCTATATTCTTGTCTTGTCCCGCTTTTAATGCATTATCAATTGTAAATCTAATATCATCAAACATTCCATCTTGAAGTAAATCAACTGATTTAAGTAATGCTGATTTTAATGATTGGTTTTTACAAAAACTAGAAAATTCACTTTCAACATATTCTTGATCATCGTTTACCATTTTATAAACTTCTCTAAGTTGATCAACAATTGCCGTTTTTAAAACCTCATTATCTAATTTTTTTACCTCAATCTTTAGAAAATCGAGTGTTGGTGTAGTATGATATTCATCAAAATATTGTAATGCCTCTTTTACAAGCCATTGGTGTGCTTGGTTTTCAAAATAAGCAGGTATAATTACATCTCGAATATTAAGTATAAATTTTTTATTTTTTAATAGTGAATGTAAAACCTTTACTTGAAAATGAGGTCCATATTGAGATAAACTCTTTAATGTCATAACTTATTTAATCTTGTAGTTTTGAAGATAAGAAAATACTTCGGATAACCAAAATTCTGTATTAGGAATTCCTCGTCCTAGTAAATCTTTTTCGTACATCCCTAAAAATCTACTTTTATTAAAATTATAGGGGTTATTCTCGATAAGTTCATCTAATTCTTGTTGATCTGCTTCTAATAACTCAATGTCTTCTAAACACATCAATTCATAATTAATCTCTAATTGTTTTTTAAATAAATGAACATTACCATATATTCCATGTTCTTCTACTTTATCAGTAGCTTTTTGGTATGCTTCTTGTAATGTAAACTTTTTATCACCTGCTATTTCAGGAAAAAATTTCATTAATTTTTTAGGTCCTAAGCCTTTTACTCCTGGTAGATTATCAGATTTATCACCCATCAAACATTTCATTGTAATAAAGTTTTGGGGATACAAACCATATTGTTCAAATACATCTTTAGATTTATAAAACTTTTTCTTTATAGGAGAATAAACTGTAACTCTATTATTTACTAATTGTAAAAAATCCTGATCAGCAGAATATATAATTACATCGTCTTTTAATTTCTGAGATAGATAAGCTATAGTATCATCTGCTTCAATTTTATCTATAATAGAAATATTAACAGGTAAGCATTTAAGATAATCAAGTAATCTCATCATTTGGGTAGAAATCGAATCCGATTCTTCTTCTAATGTAGAGAACACATTAAAATTAGTGATGCGTTTTATTTCTCTATTAGCTTTATAATCAGCATAAGTATTTCTACGGTTAGTAATATTACCTTGACCATCAAATACTAAAACAACTCTAGTAGGTTGAATTAATTTAATAGCATAACCTAAAGACTTCATAAAACCAACAAGACCCCCAACATGATTACCTTGTGGATTAATAGCAGGTATCATTGCAAATGAACGTAAGAATGTATTCATTGAATCTATTAGGAGCACCCTGCTATTTAAGTGCAGGGGCTCCAGACTAGATTTCTCATGCAAGTTGTCGAGAATATCTTGGTAAGTTTTATTCATCTGACGTAGAAGCTATGTTTTTAAAGTCTTCTTCGTCTGAACCTTCTAATACTACCTCAAATGGTCCCTCACCTAAAATAGCACCCCATTCTGATTGGTGTTCTTTTTTATAGTTGTCTATATCCTTTTTAGTATCAGATATAAACCCGTGAGGAGTAACTACGATTTTACCTGTAGTTGTAACACCTGTAATATGGTTCTTTTCAACGGCTACTTTTACTTTCTTAGCCCATTCTACTTTTTTACCATCTTTTACAGCGTTTACTTTTAAAGTACCTGAATTAGAAATATTACCAAATGTTACTATTAATGTTGAATCAAAGAACATAGTATTTCCACCTTTATTTTTCATAATAGGTGGTGACATAGGTCCAATTGGTTTTTCAACCCATATTTTATTAACAGCAACTAGTGAATTAGTATATGGATATGATTCTTTACGTGATAATAATATTTCTTGATTAATAAAATTACCAAACTGTGTAGACATCGCACCAGCATTCCATTCATTGTTATTTTTAGCTTTTTCTACTGACATTTGACATGGAACAGATCCAATAGAATCCCATAGAAATACTATATCCATGGGTAAATTTCCTTTTTTCTGTTCATTCATCAAATCCGCCATAAAACTAGCTACAGCTTCTACTGTTGGTAGCTGTCCTCTGTCAGCAAAGATAAAATTACCGTCAACCCCCACGGTATTTCCTTCATCATCTTTATCTACAACCGCATTTAACCCCATTGCGATTGCATGATCCCAAGACCATTTCATCTCGGTGACAATAAAGACAGGCAGTATACACATTTTTTGTGCATTGACAGCTACCTCTAGTAGAGCAGTGGTTTTTCCAGAATCGGAATGCCCACGTAGTAATGTAATATGGCCATGAGGAATACCAGGTAATGATACCATTTCTTGCCAAGCAGGAGATAGGGGTATCCATTCTTGGTCTTTAAAGGTATTATTTGATGTTCCTAAGCCTTTAGCAGCTTTAAATTTATCAAGGGAGAATGTTCCCTTTACAGACTTGGAGATATCACCTCCAAGACTAGCTTTTTTCTTAGCCATTTAATTAATCTTTAAATAAATCTTCGAATTCGTTATCGTTAAATGATTCTTTTTTCTTAACATTTAACGTATAACCTGTGTCCTTGCTTTCATTTTTGAAATCAGTTGCAGGACCATCTAAAATACTACCTCCGTCTGTTTCTTCAGTAGTTTCTTCTGGGTTTAACCAATCTTGAAGTGCAGTTTTCATTTCATCATAAGAATATTTCTTATAATATTTTAGCAATTCTGGTTGGTCAGCTAACCATTTTTCAACCTGAGTATTATCATCTGATAATGGTGATTGTTTTGGTTTAACTCGAATTGAAGTTTGTGGGTAAGGATTACCTTGAACTACTTCTACTGTCATGTCTAAACCAGATACTACGTCTGTAAAATCACCGTAGTCTTCATCAGCAGCATAACTTAGTAATTCTTGATAAATTTGTTTTCCAAATTCCCAAAATCTAACACCTTTACCTTCTTCTCCTCTAACTACTACAGGAGCAAAAATTCTCATTTTAGGTTCTAGTTTTTTAGCTAGTCTCCAATTTTCGGGTTCAGATGTTTTTCTTAGTTCTTTAGAAAATTCTACAATAGGATCTTTATCACCATAATTAATAGGTGAGATCATTGTTTTGTTTCCAATTCCATAGTGAAAATATACTTCAGAAAAGGGATTTTCTTTGTTTTCCTTAAAGGGTACAAATCTAATTTGTGTTTTGCCCATAGGAGCTTTCCAAAAATACTGACTTCTGTCAAATTTTTGTTGAGTGTTTTGGCCAGGTTTGGCCTGCATTTGTTCTAACTTGCTTGAGATTAAATCTAAATTCATGTTTATAACTTTTTAATGAAACGTTTATTAATATAATAACCCTATTTTAGGTAACCAAACTAGAAGTTAACTATTTCGTGAACTTTTGTATCTAGTTTTTTTAGCTCTCCGCCTGTGGTAAGTAGAATACAATTTCTATAATCTTGCCAATTTACTCTATAACTTGTATCTAATTTACCTTCGTTTAAAGAACGAATTAAATCATTAAGTGCATTTATTGTATATAATGTATTGGATTCTTTTTTTCTATGTAGTAAAATAGTATTATCTAGTATTTTATCGGACATATTAAAGGAATCTACATTATAGGTACACACATACTCATTAGTAGATTCTACATACAAAACAAATATTTTATTAAATAATATTTGATATTGTTCTTTTATAGTATCTACAGTGGATTCTAGTTGTTCTTTAGTAGTAAAAGTGCAAAATAATTTATTTGCCAAATCGTCAAAATTAATATCGTAATCCATAATAAATATTGTATATATTTTAAAAAAATTTATTTCTAAAATGCATTGTAAGATGTATTAAAACTTACAACAATTCTAGTATTTCCTATATTAACCTCAGTTTCATGTTCTAACCATGAAGGAAATAAATATAGATAATTTTGTTTTATAGGAGCTGTTATTGATCCTGGGTATTTATATTCTGTAGATTTAGGGATAAAGTTATTGTATAAAACCTCCATAGGATAATAAAATTTTAAATTACAAGAATCTTTTTCTAATAAAGGATATAAAGCTCCACTTACTACACTACCTTCATGAGAATGAAAACCTGTTTTTCCCCCTGATTTCATAATATTAAACCAACTATGACTAATATAAGGGGTATTAGATCTTATATTATCACAATAATTACTTATACATTTTTGTATATCATATTTTAAATCTGATAATGAAGTTAAATTTAGAATATTAAAAGAATTATCAAAACTACTTTTTCCTTTTTTAACTAAATCATGTTTTAAAGAAAACTTAGAAGAATATTGTTTTATTTCTTTTAACAAAAGTAAAATTTGAGGATGATCATTAAAATTATATTCTCCTATGGGTATAGAAAAAATATTATGTATCATTTT